TAGAGAGGCATCCTCGCATCGCTTTGACGCATGAGATTGTTATCGACAGCCTCCGCTTGATCTTGTGTAACTTTTGCAAAGTGTGCATTGCGTTGTTCCACAAATTCTTTTGGAGTCTTACAAAGTAACAATCCGCCAATCTCAACATTGTCTTTAAAACGGCTGTTGGGATCAGCTAACAGTTTAAATTTCGGCTGTTCTTCTAAACTTACTGGCTCCCAGCCTTCACGCAGTTTTGCCGAGAGATTGCGAGGGTCAGCGTTATTTAAAGTGGCAACACGAATCCATCGATATGCGTAGTCCGGATGCTTGTCTGGTTCAGGTAAAAGATCAGGTTGCTGCCATTGTTTAGGGCGTTCATCTAATGTTCTAACTTCAAGCTCACGCTGTGTTCGATTTTGTTCAGCCATTTTCTTTCCTTCTAAGCACCGCAACTTCACGAGCATAGCGTTCCAGAGGAATACCAAGCCGTTTAGAAATAGCTACTTCCGAGGCAGACAATGTGATCTTTTTGGGGGCCACACTCCTAGTCGCAGAAGCAACAACGTTTGATTTTCTACGCTGTGACGTATCAGCGAGTTCCTCAGATTCAAACTTATCTGGGAACACTTGACGCAATCTACCGTTGATGCGTCTGTAGTAGTCATCACTTTGAGGATCCATGCCCTCATCGTTAACCAGTTTTTCATGCACCGCCAGCGCGAATCCGGTCATTTCCTTGTCAGTACCAAACCATTTATTGGTTTTTTGCCATTCAACAGCTTTGGTATCAACACGGGGTGCTTGCTGATATTGGGGTTGTACAACAGTTTTTGTTTCTTGTAAAGGGGCGGGTTTAAAATTGTTTACACGCTCCGATTTCATTTTGGCAGTGGTTAAATCTTCCTGCGCCTGTACTAACCCGTCTGCATCACCTGCCTCATATGCGGTTTTGTACCTGCGTTTGGCGTCATCAACTTCTTGCAAAACCACCCTTTTAGCCTGCTCCAACAGAGCGCTTTGACTGGTGTGAACATTGTTTTTCAGGCTTTGATTTTCTTCATACACCGCCTGAGCAATGCGAATTGCCTCTTCTTTTTCGCGGATTGCAGTTTCTTTAGCCCTGCGTTCGTCGTGATAACCCTTGGTAAATTCACGAATTTTGGTGCGATCTTTTTGCGAATAATTGGCTAATTCTTCATCTGTTGGCTCTTGTGGAGGGGTTTCCATGGGCTTTCTGCCCCGGTCTTCTTCCGGCGTGTCATCGACAACCTCTATTTCAGGCTCGTCTTTGACTGTTTCGTTTTCTTTAGGGTCTACGACCTTACTACCCAAACGAGATTGTTTTTCCTCAATTTCGTCGGGAAACTCAAATTCTGTCTTTTCTATTTCGGCCATGGTGACTCCTTAATATGGACGTTGAATACCACGTGGATCCTGAACAACCGCTTCAACACTATCGTCGTTGATTAAGCGCCACTCAGTTCCATGAATCTTCATCCTTGTACCGCTACTGGGGCGGGTAACGATGAAGTCTCCAACCTTGCAGGATGGCCCGGACGGGAATCGTTTCTCGTCTTTAAACGCATCTGGCCCTATCTTGGCCACAAACAACACTGGAGAAAGAATCTCTTCATGGTGCATCATGGTTTCGGATTTTAAAATACCGCTTTCACCCATTTCTTTTTCTGCTTTCGGAAGCATACAAAGGAGGTGATATGTCGCAGGATCAGGCACTTGTTTCGCCTTTTCCTCTTCTGGCTTGTTGAGCACGCCCGACAAGTTAACCGCACTGACATCGAATTCAGTCATCATCAGATCTTTCAAGTTTACGAACAAGGTCAGCTATTAAAGACTGTGCGTACAGTAGACCTCGAATTTGGCCGCACATCTCTCGATAGGCTGGGTAGTCCGAAGCTGACCCGCCCCCAAGACTTTCAAGAAGGATTCGTTCCTTCTCTTTAAGTTCATTCAAAAGATGTTTAAACGTCTTGTCTTCATTCATTATGAATTTCCTCGTTTAAACAGATCAACTTGAATCTTTTGGTTGTTTTGTTTTTCCTGCGCCTGTATACGGGCCATGTCTAATTGAGCCTGCGTGTCGATCCGCTTGTTCTCAAGTTCAAGTTTGGCTTTTGCTATTTCAATTTCGGCGGTAATTTTCTGGGCTTTAGTCTGCTCTGCCTGACCTTTAAGCTGGAGTTCAGCTTGTTGTATCTGGACGAGCGGATCTTGAGCCTGTTCTTGGGCTTGCTTTTGCTGGGCTTGAGAATTATTAAGCTGTAACAACTGGGTTGCGCCCTGAGCCACCAGACGTGAAACCTGCACCTCAATATCCTCTGGCAGGAAGGCATCTGGTGCTGGCAGTGGTACGCCAATTTGTTCTTCGACTTTCTTGCGGTACAAGAATGCCAAGTGTTCTGCAATGTGAGCCATGGCAGACGCTTGGATTTTTTGCGCCATTGGGTTTTGACCAATCTGAGCAGCAATCATGGGATCTTGCATAAACGCAGTGTGTGCTGCAATATGAGCCTCATGATCTTGATAAATGAATGCTTTAGTTGGCTTACCGTTAAGGAATGCCATGTTCTCGCTAATTGGATCTTTGGGTTTTTGATCGTCTGCGCCGGGAATCAGTTTCTCTGCGTTTTTAATGCCTAGAACCTCAATCATCTGGCGGTGCAGCAATGGCAGGTCATAGATCTGTGGAGCACCTTGAGCCAACTGGATAACGGCTTGGTACTGCATGATCCTTTGAGCCATTGTTGAACTGTTTGGATCAGAGACAGGAATAACCTCAACCATGTCGTAATCTGACTGCTTAACTTGGCGGTCGTTACCTTGTGGGTCATACTCATATTCAGCAGGAGAATAGTCCCGAATGATGTTTTTCAGGAGTTTAAACTCTTGTTTCATTGAATAATGAACACGGGCTTGTACGGCTCCCATGGTCTTCAATGTACGCTCCAAGAGAGCCAGAGTTGTGCCGACAGGCGCATTGGCGCTCATGTCTGAGATCTTCATATCGGAGATAGAACCTAATCTGCGTCCTTCTTCGGTAATGCGGTCTAAAAGAGTTAACAACGTGCTGCTGGGTTCTTTGTAAGGCAGCATCATGATGTTGTCTTTGATGACTCCACTTGGGACATCAACATCACGGAACTCACCGGGCTGGATGGGCGTGTCGTCACCCTTGATACGAGCGCCACGAGCTTTCAACCCGCCGGGAAGGTTGGCCAATGTACCTGCGTCTACCAATTGACGGATCAAAGATGTGCCTGCACGGGCGTAGCCACCAATAATGTGAATCAAACCCATGCCATAAAACCCAAATCCGGGGATGTAGCAGTAGTCTACAAAGTGCTGGCGCTTGGTCTGTTTGGCATCGTCTTCTAGCCAGTTACGACGTATAGCAAGAATTTTGTTAGTTCCACGGTCAATTGTGATAACGTAAGGCAGACCAATACCTGTTGGTTCACCGTCAGAGTCTTCATCTTCAAACCCCTCTAAATCCCAATACGCATGAATTTCCAACAGTTGGAACCGATCATCATCGGTTGCTTTGTATCCCTGTTGATCGGCTTTTTTCTTCTCAATGTCTGACAGAGTTTGGACTGGTTCGCCTAGGTCAATGTCTTGATAAAAGCCGCTTACCTGTAAACGGCGCATTTCATTCTTAGTCTTACGCATTACATGGGTAACACGTTCTGCGTTTTGAAGATTAGAAGCTCCGTATGGGACAATCATGTCTTCGGCAGGAATGAACACTGCGACTTGGCGCTCCATTGCTGGGTCGTAATAAATCTTCTTAAAGGCCGCCCCGGCCAGTCCCAATGAATACAACATGCGTTCATGTTCTGGACGGTACTCAGGCATTTCCTCTGTAAGCTTAAAGTTCATATCTGCCTGAACACGTTCGGCAGCTTCTTCTTTTAAATGGTCAATTGCACCAATGATCTCTGTCTTAACAGGGCCAGCGGCTGGGAAAGTCTCCATGATGGACTCAGACTGAAACCTAATGGCGGCTTCAGTTAAGACTGTAGAGTACACACCGCAAGCACCTTCCCATGGCTCTGTACGTTCCTCATAATTAACACCAAGGACTTCCAAGCCTTTGACAAAACTTTCTGCCCAGTCTTTGCGAGAAGAAATGTCAGCTTCAACTAAATCAATTAACTCAGATGCAATCTTGCTTAGTACGCCATCATCAAGAATTTCTGCGAGGTTGTCATCAAAATCGCTGTCATATTCTGACCCCGGCTCTAGAATAATTTCAACGCTTTCTTCTTCAATAATTAAAGGATCGTCTAGTTCAACTTCTACGCCAATGTCATCGAGAAGATCTGAAAGACCCATAGGTGCTTGATTAAATGATTTTGCGATACTCATGTGAGTCCTTAATAATATTCCATGCGTCTGCGATATACGGGTTCATCTGGCTCATCAGAATCAATGGTAATAAACCCACCTTGACGGAATCTCATAAGAGCTTGGCTGGAGGAATCCACAAGGTCATCATGATCGCCGTTGGGGAAAGAAGCCATTTCATCCATCACCTCTTCAGCCCAGCGCGTTTCTGGACACCAGACGACACCAGAAGCAAACAGATCTGAGATTGCGTTTACACGCGAGATCTTATCGTTTCCTTTACCCGGTGTAAACTCAGATAATGGAATGCCCATCTTACGCATCTCATAAATAAGCGGAGCACCTGCGGCCCGTTTCTCAACAATCAAGGTATCTGGCTCCCATTCCTTCCAAAGTTCCAAAGCTTGCTTTTTTAACTCTGGAAATTCCATCCTTGCTTTAAACGCATCTAACAAAATAATATTTGACTTAATGTCGCCACTTTTATTGGCATGGGCAAAGACACCCCACGTTGTACAGGCCGAATAATCTGCCCGATTGTTCTTCTCAAAGGCTGTATCCCAAGACTGGATGATGTAATCACACTGCGGGGGTTTCTCTTTCTCCCAAATCCGCCATTGATCGCGCTTAATGATCGCACCTTCTTCGGATGTGGGGTTCTGTTGGTACTGCGCTTCCCATTTAGCGACTGGAA